CCGTTACTGCTGGGAATCCTGTTGCCATTTATTTATCTCCTCTAGTATGAAAGTACATTTTGTCCCAAAACTCCATAGTTAGCATTACCAATAATAAACCCATCGATTACGGGCTCAAGTGTAGTAAAGGTAGTGCGCCATTTATTCGGGGTAACGCTGTGTGCCACGCCGAAAACTTGCAGGGTCTTTGTAAGGGTAGATGCACCTGGCTGGTTAGTAGTGATAGTTACCGGGTCAAAGAAATCTAAATCTAGGGCTGCAATTATGCCTGTGTTGTAATTGTCTGTGTATAGGTCTAACTCGATTGCATCGCATCTAACGCTAGTTTCAGCACGGCTGGCAACGTAGGCACGGGCATAATCCAGGGCTTCGGCATCGGTCTGCATAAGCAAGTTCTGGATATTGTAAGTATGAGCAAAATACTTTTCCACACTAGCTGAGTTAGTAGCGTTTTGAACTGCGCCACCTGTGCGGCTTACGTTGGCCTGGTTAAATACAAGGGTGTCATCAAGCCGCCATACAGCGTTAAAATAGCCAATCTCTGTGCCGTTATCGTTAAATACTGTAGGTGTGCCGCCGATGCTGGCAGTAGTTACTGATCGATCTTGGAATACGAAAGATCCAGATGCATCAACGTAGAACGCGCCGTACTCACTATTTGTAACAGTTTGTAATGCGGCTAGGGATGTACGCGCACTACCAGGATCGCTGGCCATCGTGGTTAGCCCGGCATCTACGTCACGCATAGATTCTGGCCAAGCAATTTGGTCAAGGATCTGGTTAATTCTTGTGCCACTTAGATCGCCAGCGGTTGCACCTGTAACTGTACTGATCTGGGCATTTTGCGCTAGTCGCTGCGCATCTACTGCCTGGATGGTTGTGTAAACAACATCGTTAGCATTTTTAGGGGTAGTAGTTGTATAGCTGGTAATGAATCCTGAGAACATTGGGTAGGTAGTGCCGCTATAAGTAGCCGATATAGATACCTTACGCATTGGATCTAGTAAGCCAAAATAGGGACTGCTCGGGTTTTGTGGATTAAAGTCGCCATTTTGATCCACGATGCGCAGGGTCATTATGCCAGTCTGAAATTCATCGGCCTGTGGATTGCGGCCGCGCTTAATGCTTACGCTATCTACTACATCGCTTACATCTACGATAACTGCAGCTGAGTCTGCCAAGACGTTAGTGCCGAATATACCTTCGCCAATAATAAATGCCTGCGCAAAAGCTGCGCCTGTAGAAAAATTAATGACTGCGTTAATAACTGGAACTGTCATATTATTAAAGTCCCTGCAGCCGTTTTAGGCATACCTGTTCTATTAGCATTTATTAATGCATCGTTTACAATTTCACTAAACTCATCGCCATTTAACACGCTACCTTCTACAATTATAGTAATAGGGGCTTGCATACCAAACCCAGCAGATGAACCTGGTGTAGTTGCATAAGGGTTAAACATCGATGATGAAGTACCAGCACCAGCATTGGATCCACCGGCAATTAGTTCTGCAATTTTTGCAGCAGCTACTGTTTGATTATTCATACCGGCTAACGGGTTAAATATAGAACTAGATTGAGCTTGATCCGCAATATCAGCAGCAACGCTTAATTCTGTTGCAAGTGCAACAACGGCCTCGGCTGAGTTGGCTAATGCTTCTGTGTTTGTTTGAGTTGCTTCAATGGTAGCTGCTGCCTCGGTAGCAGCAGTTTCAGCAGCTGCAACAGCAGTTTCAACAATCGCAACAATTTCAGCAGGTGTAGCATTTTCAGAAAATGTAGCACCAGCCTCGCCAAGTACAGCGGCAACATCTGCGGCAGCCTCGCCAATTACAGCGGCAGCACCTGCACCTGCAGCACCGCCAATTACAGCGGCAGCACCTGCACCTGCAGCACCACCTGCACCTGTACCTGCAGCACCACCTGCAGCGGCAGCGGCAGCGGCAGCGGCAGCTAGTGCATCATCATAATTACGATCTTTACTCTGAGCAGGATTAAAAGTAACTCCAGGAATCATAACCATGCTCTTATTTAGTTTATTAAGTTCTAAAATAGTTAAAGCTAGACTGGTTGCCCATGTAGAGAACGGATCTTTAGTCGCACCTAACGCTAAAAGATCAGCTGCTATTTTGGCATTTTTTGCCATAATATCTTCTAACTTCTTTTGCAACGCCTCGGCCTTATCTGCGTTGCCTTCTTCAATAGCCTGCATAAGTAATAGGCGAGTCTTTTCCTCATCGCTTATCTTGCCCTTTAGCGCAGCGGCTATCTGGATCTTTTGTAGTTCAAATACAGCAGCGGCTTTATCAAGTTTAGCTTTGTTAGCAGCTGCTTGTTTGTCGGCTTTGATTTTATTAGCTGCAGCTTTCTTATCGGCTGCAAGTTTAGCGGCGGCAGCTTTAGCGGCGGCTCTTGCAGCAAGTAGATCACTATCTACGCCTGATCCGCCTGTAAAGAATCTACGCGCCGATGGTCTTTTAACTAATTTAGAGGCTGTACCTTCTGTGATATTGCCAGTTACAAAGGCACTTACAAAGTCGGCTAAGTTGTATTCGCTAACATCTTTGAGCAGATCGCTAACAGCTGTAGCAAACTTGTTTACGTTAGCAGTAGCAGCATCTATATCGCCATTACCAGCCATGTCTGCAAATAGATCAACTAAGCCTTCGCCTATAACCTCTTTAGCGTTAGCGGATGCAACAGCCAATTTATCAATGGATCCGGCAAAAGTTTCGATATAGGCTTTACCAGCACCTTGGCTTTGTTTGATAAGAATTGCTTGAATCTCAGCAAAATTTTTAGTTGCTAGTTCTGCATCAGTTAAACCTGTGTTTAATTGCTTTAAGCCTTTGTAGTTTCCAACGTAAGCGCGAGATAAAGTGTTAATGACCGCTGAGAATTCCAAGCCATTAGACCGGGCTAGATCAACGGCTAAAGCCATTAACTCCTGCGTCTTAGTAGTTGATAAAGTTATTTTTGATAATTTTGAATAGGCTGGTCTTAGTTCATCATCTAATATGCCTGTCTGCTGTTCTAACTTGCCTATAAAGTTTTCAGCATTTACCGATTGGTAAGCCAAGCCTAAGTTTTTAAGGTTTTGCCGTAATACTGTTATAGCTGCATCATCCTCAGCAAAAGCTTTTACAGATGCTTTAGAGAAATTGACTACGGCTCTAGTGCTAAAGGCCAAACCAAAAGCACCAGCTAGTTTTTTAACATTATTAGTTAATTTTTGTGTGGCTTTATCTGCTTGATCAAAAGCTTTTTTGCCTTTATATTCAACCGCTAAATCAACTCTTAAATCTGGGGTATTGATAGCCATTAGTTACGCCCCACAGCCGCATTAAACTTATTTCTAGATGTTTCAATGGCTTTAATAACAGCTGCATTAGTCTTGCCGTTATCCTCTGACCATGCGCGAAAGATTGCGCGGCCAGCCATCTTGCCTTTGCCAGTTAAAGTATTTGGTAAACGTGGGCTGAAATTTCCGCCTGGATTCTTACGCCCAGCAGTTTCATATATTGCACCAGACATTGATCCATTTTGAATACGGGCTAACGATACAAATCCTGATCGATTAGTCTTGCTAGGCGTTGTTTTGTAACTTACGCCTTTTTTAGCAGCTCGACCATCCCAATACCATCTAGCATCAACGGATGCTTTACCCCACCCAGATAGCGGTGCATCAGATGGAATAAAGCCACGCGCCTTAGCGGTAATAGGTTTGAGCAACGCAGACATTTCTTTCTGTGTTTCTTTAGCTAGATCAGGTGTGAATTTTCTTAGGGCTTTACGAAGTTCAATGCCGCCTTTTACCGCTACTGGCATCTCGCATCTCCTTATTTCGGTCTTTCATCGCCTGCAATAAAGCCTTAAACATCCTGCTATCTAGTGCTAGTAAATTATTGGGCGCGATACCCGTTTCCAAACTGATCCGTGCGATCAAGTAAGTAAACGAGTCACGCCCTATAGTTCCGGGTCATCATCCAGAACCTCAACCTTTTTAAGTGTTGCTAAGAACGGTGCACCGAACATTGGCACGGTTTCGCCTGCAGCTCTTAAACACTCCCACGCTAACCAATAAACATCGCTTTGTTTTTC